TAGATGCCATCTTAGCAAGCTACATTAATTATAATGATGTATCGGAATGGCCTATAGCCAGTAGAGAGGGTGACGCGGTAGCGCATGAGATACGCAAAGCCGGTGATCCTTTGGAAAAGCCCGGTTTGATAGGTGCTTTTTGCCGTGCCTACAGTATCGAAGACGCTATAGAACATTTCCTAAGCGACGTGTACGAAAAAACAGCGCATGAGGGCCGCTACACCTACCGCAGTGGTAGTGTCGCCGGTGGCTTAGTCTGCTACGATGGTAAATTTGCATACAGCCACCATGAAACAGACCCCGCCAGTATGCAGCTGTGCAACGCCTTTGACCTGTGCCGCATACATCTGTACGGCGTGCACGATGAGGGCACACGCGTAACTGACATAACACGTTTGCCATCCTATATTAAGATGCAGGACTTTGCCGCCAAAGATAAGGCGGTGCGTGTGCTGCTGACTAAGGAACGTAGAGCCGAAGCGGATGCCGACTTTGCCGACATCGAATTAGACGACGCAGACACTGCCGACGATGAGGCTAACACCGAATGGATGGCAGATTTGGAGTACGACCGCAAAGGAGCGATTAAGAGCACTGCTAAAAACATAATGGCTATCTTAGACAACGATAACAAGTTAGCCGGGCATCTGTGGCATGATCTTTTCAGTGGCTTTGATTTGGTCACTGGGGGGCTGCCGTGGGATGCCACAGCAAAGCAGTGGGGAAACCGCGACGATGCTAACCTGCGCATCTATCTGGAGGAAAACTACGGCGTAACAGGCAAAGACAAAATCAAGGACGCTAAAGATGCCATCCTGACCAAACACCGTAAGCACCCCATTAGGGACTATCTTAAAAATCTAAGATGGGACGGAGTGCGCCGACTTGACACCCTGATTATAGATTATATCGGTGCCAAAGACACGCCACTAAATAGGGCTATCACACGTAAGCACTTTGCCGCTGCTGTGGCGCGCGTAATGCGCCCCGGCTGCAAATACGACTACTGCCTAATTATACGCGGTGCCGAGGGCATTGGAAAATCTACACTTTTCAGTGTGATGGGCGGCGAGTGGTTTAATGATAGCCTGACGACCACCGAGGGCAAAGGCGGTATGGAGCAGCTGCGCTGTAGCTGGATAGTGGAGTTAGCCGAGCTATCAAGTATCAAGCGCAGCGATGTGGAGCAGGTTAAAAACTACCTATCACGGCGTGATGATATATACCGCGCTGCCTATGGTACTGTAGTGGAGAAGCACCCGCGCCAATGCGTTTTTTGCGGCACCACGAATGAAGACTATTTCCTGAAAGGCGATACAGGTAACCGCCGTTTCTGGGTAATACAGGCTGATGCCTCACTGCGCACACGCAGCTGCTTTGACGACCTACCCCAATGGCGTGATCAGATTTGGGCAGAGGCGGTGCAAGCGTGGCGCGACGATGAGCCGCTGCACCTACCCACCGAACTTGAAACCGAGGTGCGACAGGTGCAAGCCAGCTGCAACGACGACAGCGACGACCCGATGAAAGGCATGGTAGAATTATTCCTGCAAACCAAACTGCCGGTAGATTGGGATAGCTGGGATTTGCGCCGCCGACGTGCGTACTACAACCAACCCGACCCACTGGAGGAAATAGGCACCGTAGAGCGTGAATATGTGTGCGCTGCGGAGTTTATTTGTGAGCGTCTGCAAAGAGATATGCAGGACAAAGACTATAAGTATTTGGCCCGCCGTATCTGTAAAATTTTAGATGCTTTGAAGTGGGAGCGAATAGGCAGTAAACGCTATGCAACTCTATACGGAGTACAGAAGACGTTTAAACGCCCGGTTACAAATTTGGTTACAGACGACATCTAAAATGAGGTGCTGAAAAATGAAAAATGGCAAAATTCTGTAACTTGTAACCAAATTCCGATTTTGGTTACAAATTTGGTTACAAGGATAAGCCGCTGAAAATCAGTATAATATATATAATGTAACTATGTAACCAAAAATATGGTATTATATTAGTAAATAGAAGTAGTATATAGATTTTATATAAAAAAGTATATATAACTAATTTATAGCATATATATAGGGAAATTGAAGATAGTTACAGTTTTGGTTACAAGCAATGAAAAAGAGCATAGCAAACATAGTAAATCATGCCGAGGTATCGGAAAAATCTATAGAGGCGTATTTAGTGGCCCGCAGCAAAGAACTGGGGCTGCCGTGCCTCAAATATTCTAACCCTAACATGGTGGGCTATCCTGATAGGCTTTTAGTGCTACCGGGCGGCACAGTGGCATGGGTGGAGCTGAAAAGCAAAGGCAAAAAGCCGACTAAAATACAGATGATCCGAGCAGCCGAACTACAGGCGATGGGCCACACCTACTACTGCATCGACAGCAAAGCCGGCATCGACGATTTGTTTAACGAATTAAAAGCAGTTAAGTTATGATATATAAACCCTACGAATATCAGCAGACAGCTACCCGCTGGATAATGGAGCATCCGCGCTGCGGCCTTTTCTTAGATATGGGATTAGGTAAGACCGTATCGACACTGACCGCTATACAGCAGATGATAGACGACTGCGAGATAACACGTACTTTGGTGGTAGCCCCGAAAAAGGTAGCGGAAACGACATGGAGCACAGAGGCTGAAAAGTGGAGCCATCTACAGGGCCTATCAGTGGTTAAGGTGATGGGCACCGAAAAGCAGCGTAACTTAGCGTTAGCTACCAAAGCGGATGTGTATGTTATAGGCCGCGATAGCTTTGTGTGGCTGTGTGGTAAGTATGGCGGTATGCTGCCATTTGACGTGTTAGTGATAGACGAACTGACCAGCTTTAAAAGTTCAAAATCTGAACGCTTTAAAGCGATGAGGCAGGCAGTACCGACGGTGAAACGCGTAATAGGTTTGACCGGCACACCCGCGCCTAATGGCTTGATAGACCTATGGGCGCAGATGTACTGCATCGACATGGGCGCGCGTCTGGGTAAATCAGTAACCAAGTACCGGGAAACTTATTTTGAAACGCATAAATGGAATAACATCGTAGTGCGCTGTGACGTAAAGAAAGGCTGTGATGAGATTATACGGAATAAGATAGCAGATATTTGTCTATCTATGCAAGCTAAAGACTATTTGCAGCTGCCGAACCTTTTAACGCATAATGTGACTATAGACCTGACACCGGCAACGATGGCAGCCTACAGTAAGTTTGAAAAGGAAAAGGTATTAGAGTTTGCCGACGAACACGCGGGCGAACCTGCAAATATCTTAGCTAATTCTGCCGCGGGCCTGATGAATAAGTTAAGCCAGTTTGCCAACGGTGCGATATATGACGACGACCGCAACGTACACGACATCCACAGCGAAAAGTTAGATAAGTTAGCCGAGATCGTAGAAGCCGCCAACGGCAGCAGCGTGTTAGTATTCTACCAGTACAAGCATGATGTTAGCCGCATAACAAAGAAGCTAAAGGGCTACAAGGTGGTAGCCTATGAGGGTGAACAGCAGCTGAAAGACTGGAACGCCGGAAAGATAGACGTACTGTTAGCGCACCCGGCATCTACGGCATACGGTTTGAATATGCAGCAGGGCGGCCACTATATCGTGTGGTTTGGTGTCGGCTGGAACTTAGAACTATACCAGCAAGCTAATGCCAGACTACACCGACAAGGGCAGCAGCACCCGGTAACCGTGTATAAACTGCTGTGCCGTAACACCGTCGATGAGAGAGCAGCAGCCGCACTTGAAAACAAAAAGGGAGTGCAGCAAAGTTTGCTGGATAGCCTAAATTATCTGATCCGAAAACATACCGCTGATGGAAAAACGAAAGCGCATTAACATATCTGTGGATGCAGTGCTGTATGAGAAGCTGCAACGCTATAAAGACCAGTACGGCTTTAAGAATATCTGCGAGTTTAACGTAGCTATGCTTAACGTGTTAGTCACTCACTTAGAAGCGATGGAGTTACTTAACAGCACTGACGACATGGATATAACCAAAGTGTTTGACGATATGGCCGACTACGGACGTGAGCAGCCTAACGTCGAACTGCGAATAAAGAAACGATAAAGTATTTAGAATTATGGCAAAGGATAAAGACTATATCAAGTTAATACACACTGAACGGTGGCTGCTGCTGCGACGTGATACACTGACAGCACACCCACTATGCCAGATGTGTGAGGATGTTGGCTATGTAGTGCCGGCTACCGAGGTGCACCATCGTACCCCGGTAGAGTATGGCGTTAGCTATGCTGACAAAGTAAGGCTGATGTATGACCCTGCTAACCTATGTGCCCTGTGCCACGACTGCCACGTTAAGGTGCATACAGAGATGGGCAGAAGCGGCAAGGAAGCAACGCGCCGACGCAATGCTGAACACGTTGAAAGAATTGTTAAAAAATTTTTTCAATGACGACCGGGGGCCATTTTTTAAAAGGGCGGGTGGCGCCGTTAAACCTCATCCCCACCTTTGTGAGTGCCTAAGTAAAATTTTGAATTTGCGGAACTTTGGAATAAAACGTAAAAAATTGTGAAAATATGGCTAAAAAGGTATCAGATTACAAAAAAGACATCGAAAAAGCACTGAAAGCGGCTAATAGTTATAATAAATCGCTGGATATGCAAATACAGGCGTTAGCCAGTGCTATGCGCACACTGGATTTGGCTAACGACGATATAGACGGCTTAGAATCGACTACGGTACTGGAGTGCACACGCTACGGCAGTAAGCACGCGCCCCATCCTGTGTTTAAGATACAGAAAGACGCGCAGGACAGTGTAACCAGACAGATGAAAGCATTAGGACTGACGGCGGCAGATTTGGCGGGCGAGATTGAAGACGACCCATTAGTAGATCTGACCAAAAAGGTTAAGAACGCCAGCCGGAGAAAACCTAACATAGTACGTAAAGACAGTAAGGAATGACCGAAGAAGAAAAAGACAGACTGCGCGAAGCCAAAGCCGAGGTAACAGAGGAACTGCGACGCATCCGTATAGCCGACTACCATTTAGACGAAGTGGACGACCGGCTAATAACCTACACTACACAGGTAGCGAGGCACCCCGACGCGCACAACCTCTACGAGCAGTTAGCGGTGCGCCGTTTCTTTGCTATGGCAGACAAATACGGCATCAACGCTACCGAGGTGAAACGCTTTGTAGTGCTGTACGAAAACCTGTATTTCCCCGGCAAAAAGGGTATGCAGAAATATAAACTAACGCCTGTGCAGATGTTTCAGTTTGCCAGTATCTACGGCTTTTGGGATGGCCCGCGCCGCGTAGTGCGCGAAGCAGTGCTGTACGTGCCGCGTAAGTTCAGTAAGACGACCAGCAGCGCGGCGTTTGCCATAGATGATTTGCTGTACGGCGATGCCAACGCAGAAAGCTACACAGGTGCTAACAGTAGCGACCAAGCTAAAAAATGCTTTGACGTGATCCGCGGCTGCGTTAAGAAGTTAGACCCGAAAGGCAGACGCTACACGGTGAACGAGCAGACGATTAAGAGCCGCCGCAAAGACCGCACGGCATTTGCCCAGTGTCTGACAGCTAACGCCCGGACTAAAGACGGACTGAACGCCAGCACCGTGATTATGGACGAATTTAGCCAAGCGCGTGATAGTGATTTGCTGACAGTCTTAACTACGTCGATGGGTGTAAGAGAGAACCCGCTAACGGTGATTATTACTACCGCGTCTGATGTATTCGACGGCCCATTTTATGAGATGCTGCAAGGCTACAAAGCGGTGCTGCTGGGCGAGTTTGAAGACGACACGCTATTTGCCCATATCTTTGAACCTGATTTGGACGACCCCGAAGACGACGAAGCGACATGGTACAAAGTGCATCCGCACATGGGCATAACTGTTAGCATAGATTTTTACCGCCGAGAGTACCGCAACGCACTGCGTAATGGCAGTGAGGCTATGTTAGCTTTTCGCACCAAACTGCTGAACCTTTACGCCGAGAATGAGCAGCGCAGCTGGATAAGCAGCACGTTAGCCCGGAGCATTAGCCGACCACTGAACTTAGACGCGATAGTAGGCAGACCCGACGCGATGGTAGCCATCGATCTTAGCGAAAGTGACGACTTTAGCGCAGTGACGATGGGTATGTACAACCCGCAGCAGAAAAGTTTCTTTTTTCATACTGCCTACTTTTTCCCTGAGGGCGCATTAAAAAACCATCCGAACGAAAAGCTATACAGAGTGTGGGTCAGCAAAGGCTATCTGCAATTAACGCACGGTGATGTTATCGACTACCGCACCATCGTAGATTATGTGCTGTATCTGAATAGCCGCGTTAGTATTCTGGGTATCGGCTACGATCCGTGGAAAAGCCAAGAGGTGATTAATATGTTAGCCGCATCCGGCGCAGACAATGTGCTGCGAGGTGTCAAACAGACCTACGGTAATTTCACTGCCCCGGTAGAATCATTTGAGCACGGCGTTAAGACCGGGAAGATACACATAAACGACAACCCGATAAACGCCTACTGCTTTGGCAATGCCGTGTTAGACACCGACAAACTGGAGAACTGCAAGCCCATTAAGCGAAAGCACACCCAGAAAATCGACGGCGTGATAACCAAACTGATGTGCCTACGCCTGTTTATCGACTATGAGCGATAAAGTTAAACAAAGTTAAATATTTTAGCCAATATTCCACAATGTTACAAAGTATGCCGTAATGTTACAAAGTGTGCCCGAAAATGTGGTACCAGAATAGCCCATTTTGCCTGTATAGTAGAAGACAGTAGCAAAATGGGCTTTTTTAACGACATATTCAAACTATTTAAACGCAGCGCGGCAGCGGAGAAAACCACCGGCGTTAGCGTATATTCGCCACGTACCGGCAGCACCTCACTGCTGTACGTGGACGGCGACACTGCGCTAAATGTGGCGACAGTGTACCGCTGCGTGAAGCTGATTAGCGAGAGTGTAGCTAATTTGCCTATGCAGCACATGAGATTAAAAGGCGGGCTTTTCAGACCTAATACCGATAGCCGCCTGCACTATCTGCTGAACGTGCAGCCGGATGATGCCTATAGCGCATTTGATTTTTGGGTGCAGGTAGTACAAAATGTGCTGCTGCACGGTAATGCCTACATCGTGCCCATCTACAGCGCAGCTGCGATGAACATAGACAGGTTAGTAGTCTGCGGTGTCGGCACTGTGAGCCACGACACGTATAACGACCGCTATACGGTTTGCGACACCACCAACGGCGTAACAGGCACATTTGGCGAAGACGAAATAATACACATTAAGGGCCTGACCTTTGACGGCAAAAACGGCGTTAGCGTACTGACCTTTGCCCGCGTTACTTTGGGCATCGCCACTACCGGCGACCGTGAAACGCTTAACAGGTTTGCCAATGGCGGCAACGTGCGCGGCATCGTGAGCAACGACACCAGCGTTAGGGGCTTTGGCGAGTACCAAGATAAGCAGCTGGAGAAGACAGCCGAAAACATTGACGATAGATTTCAGAACGGCGAGCGCATAGTTAGTTTGCCCGGACAGGTGGACTTTAAGCAGATTTCACTAAGCAGCACCGACATGGAATTTTTAAGCAGCCGCAAATTTACGGTGCGCGAAATATGCCGTTTCTTTGGCGTGCATCCGTCTTTTGTTTACGACGACACCAGCAATAACTATAAGTCAGCAGAGATGGCTAACGTGGCGTTTCTTAGTAACACACTTAACCCGCTACTGCGCCGCATAGAGAATGAACTACTACGCAAATTAGTAGAACCATCGCTAAGCGGTAAGTATAAGTTTGAATTTGACCGCAGGGGGCTTTATGCGTGCGATTTGGATAGCCGCATTAAGTACCAAGCGCAGACCATAGCCGCCGGCATTTACACAGTAAATGAATGGCGCGCCAGTGAGAATAAAGAGCCGGTAGCCGGCGGTGATCGTGTGTTAGTATCCGCTAACCTGAAAGCCATTGACGAAGTAACCGACGATAGTAACAGTATTGATAACAACACAACCGAGGGCAACAATGAATAAGAACGAATTAGTTAGACGTACACTGCACACGCCCGGCGCAGATATTCATGTGCGCGAGGGTGCAGACGGAGCGGCAAGCCGAACCATTACAGGCTATGCCATCCTGTTTAATACCGAATCTGCGCCGCTGTGGTCAGATGAGGATAGCGAAGCGCGCGAGATTATAGACCCCGCCGCTATCACTAAAGAACTTTTGGACGGCTGCGACATCAAATTTACGATGTTCCATAACCGCCAGCTGATATTAGCCCGCAGCAAAGAGGGCAGCGGCACACTTAGCTACGCCGTCGATGATAAAGGCGTGCAGTTTGAGTTTGACGCGCCAAACACCGCTGATGGCGATAAGGCATTAGAGTTAGTGCGCCGTGGTGACATCGCCGGCTGTAGCTTTGCATTTACTACACGCTACTGGGATAGCGAATTTGTAGAGCGCACAGCAAAGGTAGTAAACGGTACCACGATGATAACCTACCGTGTGAAGATGGTTACAGGCGTTTACGACATGACATTAGCCGCTGATCCTGCCTACCCGGACACATCCGTAGAGGCACGCGAGTTTGCTAAAGAACTGCGCGAAGCATCGCCGGAGCAGCAGCCTGATGCCAAACAAGTAGAAATAATGCGTGAGCAGGTGCGCGAAATGCGCCGCGCTGCAAAGCATAAATTAGTATAATGTTCAACCCCCTAAAAAGATTTGTATATGCCGAAAAAGACAAATGCAAAAATGAGTGTTCGCGAGATGGTCAGCAAGTACCAAGCGAACTGCGACCGCATTGGCGAGATCGCCGACGCGTGCGAGAGAGAGCAGCGCGGACGTACCGAGGCAGAAACCAAAGAGTACGAAGCACTGGAGCGCGAAAATGACCTTTTGCGTATGCGTATGCAGTCTGCCACTGCGGACTATATGCGTGAGAACCCTAACGCAGCTGCTGACGCTGCCCGCATCATGCGTGAAAACATGGAAGCGGGCCGCCAGACACAAATTTTGTTGGTGCGTGATTTGATGATGGTTAGCGACACAGCTAACAGTGCCGTGGTGCCTTTGAAGATCCAAGACATTTTGGAGCCTTTGACAGAGGGCCTTATTTTGGACAAAGTAGGTTTGCCTTTGCCTACAGGTTTGGCAGGTGACTACGTTTGGCCGACCTACGAAACTGTAGAAGCTACCATCGCCGGCGAGGGTGTAGCCCTGACTGATACAAAAATCAAGTTAGGCAAACTCACTGCATCGCCTCAACGTATTGGCATCGCTATCCCTATCACACGCCAGACTATCAACCAGACCGAAGGTTTGATTGAAACCATCGCCAAAAAGTTAATGCCGCTTAGCATCGCTATGCTGCTTAACAAGATTTTGTTTAGCACCGAGAAAGTAACCAACGCTACCACATTGGTAGGCCCCTTTGTCGGCTTAGCTGGCGATGCCGAAACCATTACACCCGACTTTAAGAGCCTTAACGCTATGAAAGCCGAGGTATTGGAAACAGGCGTAGATGGCGATAACCTTTGCTTTATTATGACAAAGGCACAGAAAGCCATTTTGGAAGCAACCCCGAAAGATAAGGGTAGCGGCATCATGGTATGCGAAAATGACAAGATCGCCGGACTGCCGGTATTTACTACCAACTACATCCGTAAGAAAGACGGTGAAACAGTAACCGAATTTATCGGTTTGGGCGATTGGCGTTATCAACCTATGGGCCTTTTCGGTGACATTTCCTTTGTTATCGACCCCTATAGCCAAGCACGCAAGGATGCTGTAGATTTCGTACTCAACGTGAACTACGGCACTACTACTTTGCGCAGTGAGGCGTTTAAGTTGAAAAAAGTAGCAACTGCTTAACATTGGTAGTGATTATGGCTGTAGTGGATTTGGCATTATTCAAAAAACACGTGCGCGCTGATGATTTCGACAGCGACGATGAGTATTTGCAGCATCTTTTAGATACTGCGGAGGTATCGGTAATAAATGCGACCAACCGGGACGAAGAAGAACTGAAAACCATAGGTAATGGCGCATTTCCTGCACCCATCAAACACGCCGTGATGATGTTAGCAGCACATTGGTATAACCAGCGTGAAAGTGTTAGCAGTGTGCAGATGCACACAGTGCCGGATGCACTGCAAGCCTTAATCAAACCATATCGTAAATTAGTGGACGAATGAGAGCCGGAGAGATGAAATACAAACTGGAACTGCTAAAGCCTGTAAAGACTATTAATAGCTTTGGTGAAACGGAGGCGGGCTATGAAAAGACCGCTACCGTGCACGCCGAGCGTGTAACCTTTACCGGGCGGCGCAGCATGGAGGTGGGAGAAACATTTCCAGACTACAGCGTAAATTTCAACATCCGCGATGCCCACGAAGTAGCCGAGAACTGGAGAGTACGACAGCTGGGCGGCTACCTCTACAGCATAACTAACATTATCCCTAATTTGGATAGAGGCTATGTTACTTTGGTTTGCACACGCGTAAACGAGTAAAGACGATGGCAGACGCTTTGAACTATGACGACGCGAATTTGCGACAGCTATTTGTCGAAATGGAGCCGAAGCGCAGATTACAGGCATTAAAAGGTGCTTTTAGGCGAGAGGCCAACAAGGTACGAAAAACAGCGATTAATAATTTGCGCGGCAGCATCCGTACAGATCGTGACCTGACTAACGGAGTACGTGCCATAGTTTTTAAGAAAGCAGCCGGATTTCGTGTAACGATTGGCACGAAGCGAGCAGGCAAAGCCGGCGGTAAATCGTATGGCTACCATACGAACCGACAGGGACTAAAAAAGCCTGTTTTAATCTGGGCCGAAGAGGGTACGGAACTGCGCCGCACTAAGACCAAAACCAAAGTCTATACCCGCGCCCGCAAAGGTCACAGCACAGGCCGTATGAAACGCTACGGCTTTATGCGTAAGACCCGCGACGATGTACGCGATAGTGTGACTAACGATTTGCACAACGAAGTGATAAATAACGTAGAAAAAATAGCTAAGAAGTATGGCTGTAACTAAGACATCATTAAGCGCGGGCGAAATTATTCGCGCTATCCTGATCAGCGACGAAGACGTAAAGCAGCGCACTAACAAGGTATTCCCGGTAGCCGCCACTGACACAGAAACGCTGCCGTATATCCTGTATAGGCGCAGCAGCATGGTGCCGGTGCCGACCAAAGGCGCGACCAGTGCCGACACAGTACAAATAGAGGTACTTTGCTTTACTGAAAGCTACAGCGCGGGCGTGGAGTTAGCCGAGGCAGTG